ATGTGTTTCCAGAAGTTACTGCTTGTGATGATGATAAGCTCCCAGTCCCTAAGAGTCTGGTGTTTGTTGTATCAACAATCGCGTAGTGAGTTGCTGTGCCAGTCCCTGAAACTGATCCATCAGTAATTGCACTAACAGTGACTTCTCTTCCTCCGCCAGATCTGTCAGCGGGAGCGCCAATAGACACTGATGTCTTGTTTCCCAAAGTATGTGTGTTGGTTGCCGACGTATAAGTTGTCGCTTCTTGAGACGTGATGTCTATACGGTTTGCTTCCGTGTCGAACTTAGCAAGAGCCGAGTCAAGAACGTAGTCTGAAATTGATGCCATTTATTTTCTCCTAAATTAGCTTTCTGTTTTCTGGTAAAAGCCATCCATTGATAGCCTAGTTGATTGCTCGTTATTGATTGCTTGGACAGCCGCTACATATAAAGCCATGTACTTTTGAACCATTGCATCATTACGATTGAAACTCCCCGCCTCGACCAAGCAACCATACAACAACGCATCATAAGCGTTTTCGGTTAACCAGTTGGTCGTATTAGAGGAACTTAGTCCAGCTAACCTGTACTTGTATGAAATCTCCACATTTAAAGCCGAGCTGGGAGTAGGGGCTAAATATAATGTTTCATCATCAAAGTAATTAAAATACTTTGGAATTCCCGTTGCCGATCTATCAGGCCAGAACTCTGTCATGAACTCATCAGTTTTAAGAAGAAGAGTCGTATTATTTGCTGTTGGGCCAGTCCCAGAATTCATTAAGGACAGACTTTCGAGTATTACAAGATCAACGGGCGTAGCTACAAATGGATTCCCTGCCGTTAAGGGAGCCGTAGCTCTTCGTCTAAAGCCCGGAGTTTTCACATCACGGCTCATTTTAATTTCAGTTAAGCTAATAAAGGTATCTATAGCGGCACTAAACTCCGTCCCATCATCTTCCATATATTGCTTAATATTAGAAACGAGAGTGGCATATGTTGTCATGATCTGGTTCCAGCCGTGTGTGGGTATTTACTATCAAAGGTTGAATTGTTCGTAGCTGTTTCCGCTATGTCTGGACGGGGGTGTCTTAGAGTCTCTGCGTCAATTATTTTTGCCCGACCTAGTTGCAATTGAGGGTGATCTTTATCTTTACAGCTAGAGCAAACTCTCAGGCCATTTGGCTTCCTGTTGTAAATCTCAGGGGTAAGTTGGGAGTATTTAGTTTTCCGACCACATCGATCACAAATTGCTTTAGAATGTTTTCCGCTAGAGTATTTCATACCGCTGGCACTATCGTAAAGTCGCTACGATCCCTATCTTCTGCGGCGGCTAGTGCAAACTCTTCATCATATAACTGTTTTAACAATTGAACTCTTGGAAGAGCTTCGGGGTTTTTTAAGGCAATTTGGTAACTGAGAGCCGCAACGATAGCTGGAAGAAACCGAGTTGGGGCATCGTACTGGGTGGCTACTCCATTTGCCGAGTCTTCAATTCTTCTTATCCTGTAATATACAAGTGTATAATCTGAGCTATCTGGTGTGGGCCAAAGAGTTACTTTCGGACCGTCTCTTAATCTTTCGACATATATTTTAGTTGGTCGTCCAGTCGAATTCTTTGAAGATATAGAGGCATACTCTCCTACAGAAATTCTAGTTATTGCTAAATCCGACTGAGAAGCCCCAGATCCTTGTCTAATGGCATGGTCAAGAACGGAGACTGTATCAGTTGCAAGGCTGTAGGTTGCTGTCCCAGAAGTCAATGAAAGTGTCGCACTATCAATTGTCCAAAGGTTCACCCCTTTATTAGCAAACTCCTGACCAATCAGATTTAAGCTTCTCCTTGCGGTTTTGTAGTCTTGACCAGTATATGCTCGTTGAAGGCCAGCTCTCTCAAAGGCTTCTTCAATAATATCTTCAATGTTTAAATTGAATGCTGTTGTTCCTGAAGTTGCCATTCATAATCCTTAGTAAATATCCAATATGGGGAAGACCTAAAGCTCAAGTTTTCCTTCTTGTCGGAGTGCTGTAGGTGTATTTTATCACGCTTACCTTCAGCCATTTTATGTTTTTTATGCCCTAAATACTGTTTACGAACTCTTCGCCAGCTCAATCGTATTCTTTCTTTTGACTGGTCATAAGTTTCCCAGTATCCATATTGATGTAACAATCGTCGTCGTACTCAGGAGGAAGATCTTTTTTCTTATTTGGAATGATTTGTTTTGGCTTCCTTAATCGCAACATAGCTCGTGCGACTGGGTTTATTTTTTTAAGCATATAGTGACGCAAAATATATCATTCCCGCTATTGCAACTGTAAAAATTATAACTCCAGCAATTATTGAAATTACTTGAACAATCTTGTTGCGACGAGCCATTGCCGCATATCTACTAGCCCTATGAGCTTCGGCTGACTTCTTTCGCATTGAAACAAACTCATCCCAAGCCTTCATCCCTCTGGCACTGATAATTACGTCTCTTAAATCCCTCTCAAAATCCTCTGCTTTCTTCTTGAGAATAAAGTCATTTAGTGGATCAGACTTGCTCTTATCTGCCGTTTTCGTTCCGTCAATAAATTCAAAAAGGTTATTAATATCCTTGGACATCGAACTGAGATCTTTACCAATCGATATTCCTTTTTTAATAGCCCCAAATGCTAAAAGCGCACCGCTTAATGGGTCCAATTTTTTTGCCTCCCGTTGTACCTTACTTAATTAAATTTATTGTCCAATCTGCAATAAATCCAATTAGACCGCCTACTGCCAGTATAACAATAAAAGCACCCTTCCACCTATTCGATGTCGCTCGAAGTTCAGTTACATCTGCTTTCATTTCATCTATATCTTTATGTAAATGCTGAATTCTTTCCTCTAGACGAGCGAGTGTAACTGCCGTGTCTTCCATAGCCCTATCCGTGGAATGTTGTTAAAGAGCTGACATTAGTGAGTGTGGCATGAACATTAGTTACAAAACGCATACCATCTTCTGGTATTGTCATGCTGTCTACTCCCTCTCCAGTAGAAGCCGCTGGAGTTGTTAAAGTTAAAATTGTTTCGCCGCTAGCTCCACCGTCTCGTAAAACAATAGATCCCGTACCACTTCCAAGAACGTAATATAGCTTCTTAACCCTCGCTGGGTTACCAACAGCCGTTCCTGTCGATGTAATCGTAGTAGCCTTTATTGAAGCCATGAATGCATCCCCTTATTAAATAAAAATAAAAGGGCGACCTAAGCCGCCCTAATATAACCGTTTTGACTAGTCAGAAATTAAGCACCGGGAGATGCGTAATATCCGAGCGGGTCAGAGTAACCGAATGAATAGCGCTCTCGACCTTTGTATCTTACGTTTCCAGTTTCGAAGTCACCTTCCATGTCCGTTTTCATAGCAACTCTTGTGAAGTGCTTGAACGAGTTTGGAATGTCGGTTTTTAAGAACCAAGCATCAGTATCGGTGAGGAAGTTATTCACCATATACCCGCCCGGAACAGCTCCAGTAGATGCCAAGGCATTTACGTCGTTTTTGGCAAAATTGCCATCACCTGTTCCGCCAGCAACTGTTGACAATGTTGACTTCATAATTCTTTCTGCTTCAAATTGAAGATCAGAAGGAATAATCAGCTTCATTGGTCTAGCCGCTATTTTTAGTCCTCTTTCATCTGTCCACTTGCCAATCGCAATGATTGCCGCTTCAAGAGAGGTTTCGTTGAGATCCACAGCGGACCCCGGCTCGTTTCCGTTGGAACCGCCGTTTACCAATGGGTGTGCAGTATGGAAAAGGTTAACACCGTCTCCTCCTACTTGACCAGAAAAGCCTTCGTTAAATAAAGCCGCACCTTTAACTTCCTTAGTATTTTGGAAGGCTCGTGCAAGAGCTTTAGTGTAACGAGCGGACAATGAATCATAGAGGTTATCCTCTACTGCTTCAGTTGTTAAACTGAAACCCATTGCCACGACTTCGTGGGTGTACCTACTGGTGTAAGCTTCTTGTGCATCATCGTATGTGATTGCCGCACCTTCTTGCTTAGTTGGGGCTGTCCCAAAACCAGAGAGTTTTACTTCTTCTTCGAATGAACGATCAGAAGACTCAATCTCATAACAAGCTCTCCACTGTTCTGGATATCGCTTGTACTCCAATCCGAAAAGGCCATTTAGCCCCGGAAGGAGTTCTTTCATGAGTTGTGAACGTGATATTGCCATGTTCTAAACCCCCTATGTTATTGCCGCGGCCATCAGGGCATGCTCTGCTTGGTTCATCATCACAATTATATCTGTGTATGCATCACCAATCGCAGAACCCGGACGGTCAACGAAATCGACTATACGCCAACACTTGCCTGTAATAGCGGCAGTTGTTTGGTCAGCCTGTAATCCAGAATTACCAGTAGTGGTACTTCCAGCTTGAGTTTGCGCTAAGTCGATAGTCTGACCTAGTAGCGTTTGTGCAATTGCACCATCCGCTTGAACCTCATAGAGAGTCATCGGATTTACTGTTACCACAGCCTTAATATCCGAAGCCGCTATTGAGCCGGGATAATGCTGTGAAAAAGTTAATTGTCCTGTTGACGGGTCTGTGTAACTACAGCCCATAAACACTCCAATCGGGTTGACCTCACTAGCGGCGGCTTCTCTTACGAGATATCCGTCATCTGATGAGTTTGTAACGTCAGCAAAGCCTACAACGTCCCCGTTGAAGATAGCAGTTGCATATCCACTCTTAATTAGTAAAGTCTGAGTAGAACCAGCAAAAGGCATACCTCCAAGGAGAGCGATAGGTTTTAGCCCACGCGGTGCTGAAACGGTTGCCATTTCAAACCTCCTTCAAGATTAAAGTTAAATTTAACCCGATCCGAAAGTCGATCTTGATTGCCTTTGTGGGGCGTTAATCGGCATTCGAGGGTCTGATTCCCGCATAAGGCTATTATCAACGGATTCCATCATTCCCCTAGACTGGGCAAGATAATGGTCTTGGCGTTGTTGTGCCATATGTTCGGGCATCTTACATAGAAGCAAGCCACCAACTTCCATCTTACCTTCAAATTTCTTATTAGGTTCGATTAAAAGGTGCTGTAATTCTGGTACTTCCTCAACTGGAACGGGGGTCCAACCTTCACGAATTTTTTTAGAATAATTCATGGGGTCGTCCTGTCCCATCGACGAAACTCTAACCCATTTAAATCTAATCCCTTCGACAGGATCTGGGCTTGGCAGAATGTTGGCGGGTGACCACGTTTGTGGGCGTTCTTCACTTTCACGCTTCTGGGTGATAGTGGAACGAATTGCTTTTTTAGGTTCGGTCATTTTTTACCTCAACTATTAAGAGCGATAAACTGCTTGGCATATTCCTCTATAGGAACTCCAAGTCGTTTAGCGACAGCCACTTGGCTGGGGGTTAAACGGACTTTGCGTGATTTGCTTGATTGATTCCCCGCTGGGGTTACAACCGAATTCACGTTTCTTTCTCTGGGCTGTTCCGTTGTTACAGTTCCAGAAAATTTCTGAGGAAACTCTTCGCGCATTCTTGCTTCCAAGGAAGAATAATACTCATCTGAGTCACCTTTAACTCCTCGCCGTATCAACTCGTCGTGAATTGTGTAAGCGGCGGCAGTCATAATTGTATCCTTGTTAAACCAAGAATTCTTGTTAGCCCACTCAACAGCTCTTGAGTTGGGAGGAGGAGCAAGATCCGCCTGTGGCTGGGTCTGAATGCTTTCAGCCGCTCTTTTTACTTGAGCCGCTTGTTGCCGTCCTGTA